TAATGTATACAACAACGAAGGTGTTCAGTATGCTGAGCCTAAATTAAAGATTCAGGGTATTGAAGCTGTTAGATCCTCTACACCAGCTGCTTGTAGAAAGAATATTAAGACAGCTCTCAGTGTTATCATGAATAAGACTGAGAAAGATATCATTGAGTTTATTAAAAATTTTAGACGTGAGTTTGGTAATCTTTCGTTTGAGGAAGTTGCATTTCCTCGAGGTGTACGAGACCTTAAGAAGTACACGGACAAGTCTAGCATCTACAAAAAGGGTACTCCGATTCATGTCAAGGGGTCACTGATTTACAATCAGTTGCTTGCTGAGCAAAAGATACAGAATAAATATCCATTCATCATTGACGGCGACAAGATTAAGTTCTCATATCTGCAAAGACCCAACCCAACTAGAGATACAGTCATATCCTGTCCTGGAGCACCACCTAAAGAACTTGGTATTGAACAGTACATCGATTATGATATGCAATTTGATAAAGCATTTCTCGAACCGATTCGGTCTATCCTTGATGTTATTGGATGGAGAACTGAATACAGTACCAGAGCAACACTCGAAGACTTTTTCCAATAGGAACTACAATGAGCAAAATACAAATTGAGCTTGATGATCACGACTTTGGTTTTTCTGCAGTCAGTGAAGATGAACTCAAATCAATGGAACGTCAGCTCCAACAACAAGTTCAACAGAAAGAACAAGAGTTATCGTTGACTTCCAAGGAGTATAAGGATAAACTGGAAGCTCTTTATAAACTCATTATGCCTTTGCTAATTAATCTTTCCAAAGATAGTGACAAGGAGTATATCCTTTGGCCAGATCGCGCAAAAAAAATGAAAGCGTTCATTGATAAAGTAAACAAACTTATGGAAAATGATTAACTACCTTGCATTACTTGTTGCTATAGGATTATCAGCAGTAGCGGCTTATTTTTCAATACTTGGTCTAACTGCAATCTTTGCAGCTTCATTCTGGCCAGTTGTTATTATGGGGTCAATGCTTGAAGCTGCTAAAGTTGTTGCTGCATCGTGGGCATTCCGTAATTGGAATCATGCACCAGCAGTTATCAAATATTACTTAATAACTGCGGTAATCATATTAATGATGATTACTTCAATGGGTACCTTTGGGTATTTGTCTAAAGCTCACATTGAACAATCAGCATCGGTCAGTGATGTTGCTGCTCAGGTAGCAGTGTATGATGAAAGGATCAAATCTTTAAATGAAACAATCAATGCCAATCGCACACTTCTTAAACAGTTTGATGAGGTCGTTGACCAGGTTATGTCACGCTCGACGGACTCTAAGGGGGCCGAACGCGCGCTCCAAATTAGAAAGACACAACAGAAAGAGCGTAGCCGCCTCATGGAAGAGATTTCGTCTCTACAAAAAGAAGTTGGGAGGCTTAACGCTGAGAAATCCCCATTGGCATCGCAAGTTAAAAGGGTCGAGGCAGAGGTCGGTCCACTCAAATACATCGCCGAGCTTTTTGTTGATCGGGCTGATGATTCGTTTCTGGAGAAGACGGTCCGCTGGGTTATCATAATGATTGTAACTGTATTTGACCCTCTTGCTGTACTGTTGCTTATTGCGGCTAACATGGGTATGGTACGTCAGAATAGAATCAATAAAATGAACAGCACTAGAGCTATTAACATTGAAGTTAATAGAGATCTTGCTGCTGAGAAGAGATTCAAGAAGTTACAAGAGTTGACTGGTAAAGTAGGTAAAGGTAAGGTTACTATTGATAAAAACAAGATAAGGAAAATGACATGAGTTTTTTGAAAGCATTGATTAAGGAGGTTGGTGATGAGGATACTTACTTGGCCAGTGACGGCACTGGTAGTGCTGAGTTTACTGGTTGTATTGATACTGGCAGCTATATTCTCAACGCTCTTCTCTCTGGTAGCTTCTATGGGGGCGTACCTGATAACAAGATTACTGCTTTTGCAGGAGAGTCCGCTACTGGTAAAACTTTCTTCGTACTTGGTATCGTTAGAGCCTTCCTTGACAAGAACCCAGACGCAGCAGTCGTCTACTACGACACGGAAGCCGCGGTCACAAAAGCAATGATGGAATCTCGAGGTATTGATACCAATCGAGTCATCATTGCAGAACCAGATACAATTCAAAAGTTTAAGACTCATGCTTTGAAACTATTGGAAGCATATGAGAAACAAGATAATCGTCCACCAATGATGTTTGTGCTGGACAGCCTCGGTCTTTTATCTACTACAAAAGAGATGGAAGATTCGTTGGAAGGTAAAGATGTTAGGGACATGACTAAGTCACAGGTTATCAAGGCTGCTTTCCGTGTTCTTACTCTCAAGTTAGCAAAGGTCAGAGTACCGATGCTTGTCACTAACCATGTCTATGAGGTTGTAGGATCATATGTACCAACAAAAGAAATTGGTGGAGGAACTGGACTCAAGTACGCTGCCAGTACTATTGCAATGCTCTCCAAAAAGAAAGAAAAAGACTCTGATGGAGACATCATCGGTAACCAAATCAAAATCAAAATGTACAAGTCAAGGCTCTCAAAAGAGAACCAAGACGCAACTGTGCTACTTACTTACGACAAAGGCTTAGACCGTTACTTTGGTCTACTCGACTTTGCAGAAGAGCATAAGGTGTTTGTCAAGTCCGGCAATCGATATGAGCTGCCTGATGGACGTAAGGTATTTGGTAAAGAGATCAACAGTAATCCAAGTGCATACTTCACTGAAGAGATTATGCAGCGTCTGGAAGAATGTGCGCAAAGGGAATTCAGCTATGGATCAGCAAGCGGAGCACTACAAGGTGACATACAAGAATGACAAGGAGCAAGTGGGGTTCAAGTTCTTTTTTAAGGATAAGGACCTTCTTGAGTTCTTGGGTAAGAGACCAAACGGTGCCACTGTAATTTCACTGGAGCAATATGATAGAGAAACTCATACTTTCAAACCTCTTAAACAATGAAGAGTATGGCCGTAAGGCCATTCCTTTTTTGAAGTCTGAGTACTTTCAAGATAGGAAGCTCAAAGCAGTATTTGATGGTATTGATACATTTGTTAAGCTGTACAATAAGTTTCCAACCAAGGAAGCATTAAACATTGAGCTTGATAATGATAAGAACATATCATCATATTACTCTGAGGTTGCAGATGTTGTTAGTCAGCTAGAAGATACTCCAACTACTAATATTCAGTGGTTGGTAGACCAGACAGAGAAGTTCTGTCAGGATAAAGCAATTTACAATGCTATCATGAAATCAATTCAAATTCTTGATAGTGATCAGGATAAGCACAGCAAGGGTGCAATCCCACAAATACTTTCCGATGCTCTTGCAGTGTCATTTGATTCACACATCGGACATGATTTCCTAGAAGACTTTGATGCACGATACGAATTTTACCACAAGAAAGAACATAGGGTTCCTTTCGATCTTGAATACCTTAACAAGATTACCAAAGGTGGGTTACCGAATAAAACTCTTAACGTGGTACTTGCTGGTACTGGCGTTGGTAAGTCTCTCTTCATGTGTCATTGTGCAGCAGCTAACCTTTCCAAGGGTGCTAATGTCCTTTACATAACAATGGAGATGGCAGAAGAACGTATTGCAGAACGTATCGATGCTAATATGCTTAATGTCACTGTTGATGAATTGTCTATCCTGCCTAAGGATGCGTACGATAAAAAGATCAACCGTGTACGTGAGAAGACCAGTGGTAAGTTAATTATCAAAGAATACCCAACCGCATCTGCTGGTGCTGGTCATATGCGTCACCTGTTGAATGAGTTGAAGTTGAAGCGTAACTTCAAACCAGATATTATTTACATCGACTACCTAAATATATGCGTATCGTCGAGGTTGAAGTACGGAGCTAATGTAAATAGCTACACTTACATCAAGGCTATTGCAGAAGAACTACGAGGTCTTGCTGTAGAGTTTGATGTACCTATAGTTACAGCTACTCAGACTACCAGAAGTGGTTATACAAGCAGTGATCTTGGGTTGGAAGATACAAGTGAGTCGTTTGGTCTTCCAGCTACAGCCGACTTCATGCTTGCATTGATTAGTTCAGAAGAGCTGCAAGATCTAAATCAGTTTATGGTCAAGCAGTTAAAGAACCGATATAGTGATCCAGGTATTCATCGTAGATTTGTGATAGGTGTTGATAGGTCTAAGATGAAGCTGTATGATGTAGAGCAGAGTGCCCAAGAAGATGTCGTTGACGACAAACCAGTGTTTGACAAATCTGATACAGGCATAAGAATGAAACAAGAGAAGGGCAAATTCAAAGATGCTTTTGATACGTTTATTTAACGCAGTAGTATTTCTGATCACATTCACCTGGGTGTTCTTTCTTTCGACTGTTTTCTTAACAATCAACACCCTCTTTTTGTATATCTCCAAAATGTTTGATCTTCCTTACGATGTGATAACAGCTATACACATGATTAAAGAAATGAAGAAAGCACATGAAGATATTGACGAGACAATTCAAAAATAAGAAGCTATCCAATACCCTTAGAAGAGCCACTTCTTTTTATCTCAGCAGATTGAATCAAGACACATCAAACCTCACTATCCACATTGTTCAGATGCCCAAGTTAGGAGCTGATGGTACTTGCGAGAAAGTATCCAACAAAGAGTTTATTATTGAACTTAATGATGATCTTGGATTAGAGCATCGCCTTGTTACTCTGGCTCACGAGACAGTACACATCAAACAATACCTTACAAAACGATTAAGAACTTGGCACTTGAAGACAGGTACAATTGATATATGGGAAGGTAAACGATTCCGTAATGTCGATTACTTCCAGCAGCCGTGGGAAGCTGAAGCATTGTTACTAGAAGAACAACTTTACATAGATTTTGTGTGTGAATGTTATGCTACGGGAGTGAGTCTCTGAGAACACGCATGAACAGTGGGGTTTGCCTGTTGACCAAATTACTACATTGTTGTATAATTAGTTATACTTTCATGTAGAGGACCCTATGTTCAAATACCTATTTGTTACTCTTTTGTTAACTAGCTCTGCTGCGCACGGAGCAGATGCTGATTTCTTGCCTATGCTCAAGCAGGCAAAACAGCTGATGAAGTACAATAAGGATATCAAACTTCCTATAATGATTCCTAAGACCGAGAAGCAGTTGAAGCAGATATTCTGTCCTGGGCAGGATTGTTCTGTTTCAGCAATCTATGATAAGGGCACTGTATATTACGACAAGCGTATAGATTATAAAAACAATGTTATTGATCGATCAATCATTATTCATGAAATGATCCACCACATTCAAGCTAAGAAGCATGGTCTCACTTACGAGTGTGATATGTGGTATCACAAAGAACGTCAAGCATATAAACTTCAAGCTGATTATCTTCGATCGCGTGGAATCAACGCCTCTTTTGTTAACGATGTAACTGCGAGCCTAAAATGTCCAAAGTAAATGAACCAGAAAAGTTTCAACCACAAACCGTATGGGATGATGTCGATTGGATCATCCACAATTCAGGGTCGTACTACCTAACAGGTGATATAGACGAGAACAGCATCACACCAGTTATTAAGTGGATCCTTGCTGAGAATATTGCTCAACGCCACAAGCAGTTAAACCTTTTCATTAACAGCTGTGGTGGAGATCTCTACCAAGCATTTGGCTTGATCGACATAATGAAGTCGAGTAAGATCCCTGTAGCTACTAGTGGTATTGGTAGTTTAATGAGTGCAGCCTTCTTAATATTCATGTCAGGTGTTAAGGGTAAGAGATTTATTACTAAAAATACAAGTATCATGTCGCACCAGTTCTCCACCTTCTATGAAGGGAAGGAGCATGATGTCAAGGCTTCAGAAAAGGAGACTAGGTACATCAAGCAGCGTATGCTAGATGTTATGAAGGAAAGCTGTGAAATGGATGAGCGCATGATTAAGCGAAAACTCTTGCCACCATCAGATGTCTGGCTGTCTGCGGAAGAATGTGTCGAGCTTGGAGTAGCGGACGCAATTTTTGATCTTATAAATAATACCATATAACCACGTTTTTGGAGATAAGCATGTCCATTAAAAAATATTCAGATTACATTGCATTGCACGAACAAAAAACAAAAACTATTGGCCTTAGACCAGTAGAGATCAACGAAGCAGAGGATAGGTTGTATGGTCAAGATTATGAGTCCACACGACCTAGTAAAAAATTTAATGATGCGCTAGATCACATCGAAAAAAGTAAGTACAAAGTAAATCATGATGGTGGAGGTGATGAGGATACCAAAGATCACGAAAAACCAGATGTAACTCTTCACTATGCATATGGAGATGATATACCACACTCATACACTGTACATCATGATGGGGCAGCTGCAAAAGATAAGGTCTTACATATCAGACACTTGCGATTCAAAGAGTAGTACCCAGCACGAGTATTATCTAACTCGATAAGACCCACTTCGGTGGGTTTTTTTATGACATAAATACTGGATAATGTTACGGAGTATTCAATGAAATCATTCTCAACTTACCTATCTGAATCTTTTCTTACCGAACGTGCCCCTATGATTGCATCTGGCCCTACTGCCGATGATCATGTGAAAAAGTACTTGACTCCTGAGATTAGATCATCTCACACGTACACAACAACTAGAGATACTGAGGGTATTCCTAAAGGAACTGCTTTGAAAGTGTCAAAAGTTTCAAAAGAAGTTTCTAATTCAGGTAAATCAATTTACCATGCTCATGTTGAGCACGAGGGTGAAACCAAAAAGATTCCTATCAATCACCTCCAGAAACCTGGTGAGTATAAAAATCTTAACTCTGAAAAAATGCAGATAGATTCTATTCACTCTCAGATTGCTCACCATGTTAAGGAGAACGGTGGTAAACCTATTGACCTTCATGTTGGTGGTAAAAAATACAAAGTAGCTGGTATCCACAAAATTGAGGGAAGTGTCAAGGCTGATTTTGCATTACATGATCATAATGGTAAGCCTGTCTATTATGGTTCTCTCAAGGCTGATGCACACCCATCTAAGTTCAATGGGTATGGTGGTTTCTCGCATATGCAGAATGCATCCGTGCACAGTGCTTCAAGAAAGTTGGCAAGGAATATTGCCAGTAAGCCTCTTGGTGTGGGAGAAGCTGCCTTTCATAAATTCAAGGCAGGTGAAGCAGATCACGAGCATGTAGTAAGACAAGCATTGTTTGGAAAAGAGATAGATTCTAAAGAACATGGTGTCTCAAACATACATGGTGTTCATCACGGCAACGTTAAGATTGATAAAAATTCAAAAGGCCATCTTGAAATGCATTCTGATTTAGACTTCCATAACACTGGTCACGATATGATTAAGACTCTTGAAAAGCAGCATGGTGGTGATGTAGGTATTTTTGTTAGGAAAGGTGAAAAGAACAGAAAGATTCCAAACACAAATATCCCTGGACGAGGTGGTATTGGTATGTCTAATATGAAAAAAGATGATAAGCTAAGGTATGTAAAATAATGCGTCACATATTCTATCTGTTGAAAGAAGCTGTATCCAATGAGGAGAAGTTGACCCACTTGGAGCATGCTGAAGATCACCCTATCAACGCTGGTGTGGAGGGATATAAGCATGCTGTTAATACTCTCACAGCCGTGCACAAGACACTAACTGGTCAAAAGGGTGGTGCAGATCTAATGACCAAATATGATGGTAGTCCAAGTATTGTTTTTGGACATCATCCGCAAACAGGTAAGTTCTTTGTTGCCTCCAAATCAGCATTCAATAAGAACCCAAAGATCAACTACACAGAAGAAGACATTGAAAACAATCATGGACACGCTCCTGGACTTGTTTCCAAGTTGAAGACTGCTCTACACTACCTCCCAAAGGTTGCACCTCAGAAAGGCGTCTTTCAGGGTGATGTGATGCATACACATGATGATATTGAAGAAAAGGGTGGTAAAGTTCACTTCAAACCAAATCTAATTAAGTACTCTACACCATCCAACTCTGTAGAAGGCAAAGCAATCAAGAACTCTAAGATTGGAGTATACGTTCATACTGGGTATGAAGGTAAGGATGTTGAGTCAATGAAAGCAAATTACACTCCAAATCTTTCTGGGTTTGCCAATCACGGTGACGTACATGTAATGAAGTATGGATACAATACAAAGAATACTGACTATAATGAAGACTCTCAGAAAGAGTTCAGACGTCATCTAGAAGATGCTACTGATGTTGGTAAGAAGCTTAAGAAGCAGCACTATGATATCCTTGCACCTCACACCGATCATGTAAAGACTTATATCAACAAGACCGTGCGTGAAGATACTAAGCCATCCGCAGAAGGTCTTTATGATCATGTCAAGGCTGCTCATGAAAAAGCAATTGCAGGTGTAAAGACTCAGAAAGCAAAAGACCAAAAGACTCAAGCAATGAATTCAGATCTGTCTCATATCAGAGGCAATCACGAGACTATTAATAACTTATTCCAGTTGCACCACCACCTGCAAAAAGCTAAGGATGTGTTGGTCAATGCAATGTCACATGGTCAAGACTATGAGCATCACATTGGTGATACCAAAACAAAACCAGAAGGATTTGTTGCTGTTGTAAATAATAGACCAACTAAACTTGTTGATAGAAACGAGTTCAGTAAACAGAACTTCTTAGCGAGACAATAATGAAAAGATTCTCTCAATTCATAGCAGAAGCAGTGCAGAAGAAAGCACTCCATGTGTTTGATATTGATGATACTCTTATGCATACCACAGCCAAGATCCACGTTAAGGATCCACAAGGCAAAGTAGTGAAAACTCTTACAAATCAAGAGTTTAACGACCATAAGCTACCAGCTGGTCACAGCTACGACTTTGGTGAATTCAGAAATGCTGAGAAGTTTAACAAAGAATCCAAGCCAATGCCACACATGATCAACCATGTGAAGAAGTTAACAGCTGATCCTAGCAATCACGTAATATTCAACACTGCTCGTGCTAACTTTGATAATAAGAATACTTTCTTACGCACATTCAAGAAGCATGGTATTGATATGAACAAGATTCACGTCATTAGAGCTGGTAACCTTAATAAAGAAGGTGCTCCTGCTGAGAAGAAGGCAGTTGTTATTCATGGATACATAAAGAAGCACAAGTATGATAATGTTCATATGTACGATGATAGTAAAACCAATCTAAATTCTTTTGTTGGATTAAAACAGGTCCATCCAAACACAACATTCCATGCTCATCATGTTGAGGGTGAGAATGTAACAACAAAGGTAGTGTAATGAAAAGATTTTCAAGTTTCCTGCTAGAGGGAAAAGATAAGACAGCAGTTCTACTGTTTGGTAGAATGAATCCTATTACAAGTGGCCACGAAGAGAATGTGAATGCAGCTCATGATTTAGCAAGTTCAAGTGGTGGTCACCTCCATGTGGTTGCAAGTGGGTCACATGATGAGAAAAAGAATCCTCTTTCACCAGAGCAAAAGCAGAAGCACCTACAACGGGCATTCGGACATCTTGATAACACAACCATTGCTACAGCATCCAAAGCACACCCAACCATCATGCATCATGCATCTGAGATTGCAAAGACTGGTGCCAAGCATTTGGTGATTGCTGGTGGTAGTGACAGAGCAGAAGAGTATAAATCACTACTTAATAAGTATAACGGAGTTAAAGGCAAAGCTCATGGTGAGTATCACTTTGACTCAATTACAGTAAAGAACACTGGTGAGCGTAAGGCCGGTGTAAGTGGTACCGATATGAGAAACCACGCTGCTAATGGTAACTTCAATCAGTTTAGAGCTGGACTTCCATCTAAGATTCAAAAGAATGCAACGCACTCTAAGCAAATATATAATGATGTACGTAGTGGAATGGGTGTCAAGGATTAATTTATAAATAGTAAGTCCCGGCAGTAAGGCCTAGGTAAACCTGCGGAAAGAATATGAAAAAGAGAAAAAAAGCCCCACAAGATGTGGCATTGATGACTGGTAACCCTAACGACATCGTCGTGGTTTCACCAGAAGAAAAGCCAGTAAAATATCAAACAGAAGCCGCACAGGCTATCAAACAGCTTAAGTCTAAACTTAAAGCTCCAGAATTTGTCTATATTGCTCCCACAGAAAAAGTAGAAGTCGATAAAAAAGCTGATAAACAAGCAAGAGACATTAAAAAATTAGTTAGCAAATTAAGTACACAAGAAGTTACTGAGCAAGACCTCAACAGCATGTTTGCATCGTTGATTGAAGGGGGGATGGCTCAGAATGTTAAATCTATTCTTACTTCACCAGTACGTGCTGTAGGATTGTTAGGTCGTGCTGCTGTCAACACAGGAAAAGTAGCTACGCTTCTATCTACTCCTCAATCTGCTGCTATCACCGGTGCTATTGCTGCAGATAAAGCTACCAGTGCTTTGGCTAACTTTGGTAAGAAGACAACTAGCCCTGATGCAGAAAAGATGTCCAAATATCACACTGCCATCATGAAGCAACGTGTTGCTCAATCAAAAGAGCAAACTAAACAATCAAAGATTGATACAGCTGTTCAGAAGAAAAGACTTGACGCTCTCAATGACATTAAAAAAGACGTAAACAAAAAAATATACAACTACAACCAGGCTAACAAAGGTAAGGATTCTATCCAGACTTATTCTAAGTCTGGTGTTTATGGTACTCCTAAAGCTGCGCCTACTTCACCAACCTCAAATACTGCTCCTTCTGTAATTATTCCTTCGACATACAGAACGAGACCTTCCACAAGCAATACTACAATTGTATCCCATAGAGAATGGAATCGTGAAAAGTACATTGAAGAGAAGAACCAGCTTGCACTTCAGAAGAAAGCTGAAAAATATGGAGTTGATGTTGAGATTGTAGAGAATGTTTTTAAGCAAGGCCTTGTAGATTATGATGAAAGAGGCAATGCCACTATTAACCAGTTTGCGATGCAAAGAGTAAACTCGTTCCTTGCTAATTACTTGGAAGAAAAGAAGACGTTGATGGTTGGTGGTAGGAGAAAAAGAATTGTTGGAGAGCCTCCTGGAGCTGTTTACACACGTGGAATTATTAAGACGTCAGGTAAAAATGTTGTTGTGAAAACAGGAAAAACAGCACAACAAAGATTGAAGCGAGCAGTAACTACACTTAAAAGAAAAATCAAGCAGAAAGTATATGAGGATGCTAGTAGCTACATGGATTCTAAACCAGTATCTGTTGATCCTCAGCAAAGAAAAGAGTTTGATGATGCTGCAAAAAGAGCATTCAAACCAAAGTACTATGAAAAAGATA